ATTTGTAAGAAGGAATGGGACCTTAGATGGGGTGTCTTTGGACATGACTCCCTTGCTCGGCATATGAAGGCTACTCACCAATAGTGCCCGTGTAGGGCATAGGAAGGTTTGTGTCCCTCTATTTTCGCCGAACTTTAAAAACTTGACAAATTTTTCGCCGAATGGTATGATGTATATATGACATGTACCAAGTATGGATGCGACTACCAATTAGACCTTGATGGTCAAGTAACCTGTGCTGTCTGTGGGGCTATGGATGATGACGCATCAACTCCAATAACATTAGATATGTTTGAGGCCCAAGTTGACTTTGAGTAGTGGCTCTGATATAATAGTATGATGGAAATAATTATAATACTACTTACTTGGTATGCCACAAAGGTATACTATACAAAAACTTTAACTGTCCAAGTACCAGAAAAAGAAGAAGGCCCTATGGTTCACATAAAATGCCATAAGTGTGCTCAAACCATATACACACATCGGGATAACCTTCGTGCTCCATACTACTGCTTGTTGTGCAAATAATGACAGAGATGACCAGCCCTGCCACAGACCTAATGAATGTCACATGCTACGGGTGTCCAAAAGATTGGAGGTTTCACTATGCAGTAGGCATTAAAAAATTTTTAGGATCTTCTAATCCTATTGCTGTAAAAATACAATATGCTGAGTCAATTTCTGATATCCCTGTAACACTTAGAAAATTTTATGATGATAGTAAGTTTTTATATGAAGATGATCAGTTTGTAATTATTCACGACCCATTCCCTGATCTTGCTACACATCTTTTAATTATCCCGATTGAACATATTGAAGCAACAGAAATCTTAAACCATCCAGATCTGCTTAAAGACATGATTTTGGCTGGATGGTATATAGTAGACAATACATCTTCTACGGATCAATTAAGTCTAAAAATATCATGTAAAACTGCAAGTTGCAATAAAAATTATTATAAACACTTTCATCTACACCTCCAGGCAGAAGACCTGATTCCTGAAAATGAGTTGATTGAACTATTTACCCCTAAATTCTATAAAGGACACATCCCCAATGGATAAATTTCAGTCTTCTTATAATCTATATGCCAAGAAGATTGATTCTTACAGGGTAGCCTGTAGTCAATGTAATCAACTATATATAAAGGCTAATGATGAGCCTTTTGTTTGCTTAACATGTTCTGCCATTTAGTGCTATACTGATTAAAGCAATTCAGGTTCGTATAACGGCAGTACTGCGGTTTCCGAAACCGACGACGTGGGTCCGACTCCCTCACCTGAAGCCTGCGAAAGTAGATATTTTTTTATAGTGTATAATAGTTATATGGCATATATGATAAACAATAAACCCGTTGGAAATGATCCTGGTTCAATTAAAAGAACTGACTCATATCAAAAATTTATAAATAAATTAGGCAATTCTACAAAAAATATTGTAACTATTTCTAATTTCTTAACAGAAGAAGAAATATCTTATTTGATGGAAGGACTAGGCGATAGGCCTTCTCATCGTTTTGTTTCTCAAAAAGGTCCTAATGGGGAGCCATTGACTTACATGCGTAAGTATGCTGGTCTGCCCGATAAGCATAATATTATAAATAAAGTTAAAAATGAAATAGAAAAAGCATACAACCTAGAGGATATTAAGATAGTAGCAAAAGAAGACTTCTTGGGTGTTGTTCACTGGGAGATTGGATCTTACCTAACTACTCATGTAGACGATCTTGGCTATGTAACAGATAATCATTTACCAATTATTATTTATTTAAATGATAACTATGAGGGTGGAGAAATTAAGTTTGAAACACACGATGTTTCTATTAAGCCAAAGACTGGTGATTTAATTATATTCCCTGGAAATATGCATTACGCTCATGAAGTTACAAAAATTTTATCTGGCGACAGATACACATTACCTATTTGGTTTACGATAGTTTAAGAATGAAAGATAGCACAAAGAAAAGAAAACTTTTAGATGGATCCGAAGTAGATGATTACGATTACCCAATAGATTTAATACTTCACACAAAGGCTCCAGGTAAATGGAAACTTATCGATCTTGAAACTGGTCAAGAGTATCTTGGTTCAGAAATATCTCATGAAACATTTGGAGAACTTTTAAGAAGTAAAGTAGCAAAGGCTAAGATAGGATCTTGGTTTAAGACAAAGGGAAGAGTAATAAAAAATGGATAATACAAAAAAGCCTATAACATTTCACTGGATGTGGAGAAGACACTGGCAGATAAATGATAGCATTGAAAACCTAGACCTTAAGGGAATCCTTGCTATGGCACAAGAACTAGATGGTGCTAATGTAAAATCCGTTTTGCTTCCATATGGTCCAGGTGGTATTGATTTTTCATTAGTTATACAAGAAGCACTACAAAAAACAAATCAACTAATATTGACAATTGCTTTACCAGCATATGGAACAAGCCCCGACTATGCTGCTAAGATTGTTGACACTCTAAATAAATTTGCACCTGGAAGAATTGGCGTAAACCTTGTTGCTGGAAGATGGGGTGATGAAGGAAACGGTCCTGCAGAAAAGTTAGTACTGGATCACTATATGCATGATTCATCATTGATCGATACTCTTGAAAAAAGAGTAGGAGTATCTTCAGTTTGGCTGGATAAGGTAATGGCTTTAATGCAAAACCATCAGCATAAAACACACATGGCAGTTGTTGGTTCTTCAGATACAACAATTGGTATGGCAAATAAGCATTGCGAATATATATATGTAGATGATAATCTGTTGTTTAGAGATCAATTTAAAAAGATTGACCTTAATAAAGTAAAGCCAATCGTTATTATCGATCCACTTATCACGACCCATCCAGACGATGAAAAGCATGTTAAGTATGACAAGAATGCCCCAGTTAGACATCAAAATCATTTAATAAAAGGAAAATTAGTCGATGTTGTTGCACAAATAAGAAATTTATCTGAGCAGTTTGGAGTTTATGATTTTATGATTCATACTGATCAAGAAGATATTAGTAAGTTGTTAGATATGGTAAAAAACTTTAACGATATTGTAGTACCTGAGTGGAATGTCATCGGTTATTCTGACTTAACAGTACAAAACTTTAATAATATCGGAAGTAATCCTAGCAACATAAAAACATATAAAGAGTACCTTAGCAAAGATGAGTGTAACCATATTATAGGACTTATAAATAGTACAGAGACAAGCAATAACCGTCTTCTACAGAATGATAATGCTGGTTGGCCTGCTCTGTCTTTGCTATATTATGACTCACTTACCTATTCAGAAAAACACATACCTGGTATTCAAGATATTTTAGAAAAAGAGTTTGGTGTAAAATTAAAGCCAAGAAATTCTCGTTTTGCTCAGTGGGTACACAAAGATAGTAAACTAATAGCAATAGATGACTTAGGACACAAAGATTCAAACCATCTAGCAGGTTGGGTATACTTAAATGATGATTATGATGGTGGGGAAATATCCTTTATTCATCAGGGTGTATCTCTTAAGCCAAAGGCTGGTGATTTAGTTTTATTCCCTGGAAATAAGCACTACTGGTATCATGTTGCTGCTGCACATGGGTCAAGGTATATCATGCCAATTTGGTTCGATTTTGTTTAATGGTATAATAATTATATGGAAAAACATAAATGTTTCTTTTGTGAAAAAGATGCTACGCACTATGACGTAGTAGTAAATCACTCTGAATATATAGTTGCTGATGTTTGCCTAAATCATTTGTCTACGGCATTGTCTTCATAAAATGAATAACCCAAAAATAATCACCTATCCAAGATCTGGCAAACATTATCTTGAAGGTTTAATCTTAAGATATTCATCACGGGGAATAAAGTCAGCGCATAAGGCATCTAACAACGATGGCTTTATTATAACCATTGCAAGAAATCCATTTGATAGTATTCAATCCAATATAGCCATGAAAAAGCACTATAACCCAGAAACATATGCAGATCATGATTACATAGACTATTACACTGAACTGTATAAATTTTTAAATAGTAATGCTAGTTTGGTTATTGATTATGATGATTTAATTAATTTTCCTGAAGAGATAACAAAAATGGTATGTGACTTAATTGGTTTTGAAAAAAGACCTTCAAACCATATAATGTATGAAGACAATAAAGATTGGGAATATCTTGTGTCTAGTAAAACAGTTAAAGAATATAATGAAGAATATTTTAAGATAAAAGATATCGCCAACTGCTATGATCAATATAATAATTTGCTATCCAAGGCAAAAAGAGTAGGCACGGAATAAAATGATAAAAATTACAAGAAATATTCTAGATTTTTACAAAGATACTACAGAAAATCGGTGGTATTTAAAAAAACACTTTACACATGGTGGACATCTTGGCTTGCACTCTCCAAATCAAATAAATCCTATTGCTAATAAACCAAATGGTAATCCTTTTATGCCAACCGTAGATGAACATAACACATACGAGATAAATAACCTTGGCTTTAGGGGAAAAGTTGACATGTCTGCCGATGTCTTAGCCTCTGGTTGCTCTATTACTTTTGGTATTGGCGTTCCAGAAGATGGAAGATGGACAAATATTTTAAGTAATAAAATAAATAAAAGTATTATGAACTTAGGCAATCCTGGAGGGTCTGTAGAGACTATTTGTAACCATATTATTCGTTATTGCATGAACAACAAAATGCCAAAAGAAATTTTTTGTTTAATGCCAGATTTTTGGAGAAATATGGTTGTAGTAGACAAAGAATTTTATGAATCAGGAGTAATAAGAGAAAATGTTGGATCAATAGATAGTTTACAACTAATGTTTTGTAATCCAAAAGTAAAAATGGATATGGGTATTATGTTTATGGAAATAAAAGATAAAAAATTTATCGAAAACTCAGTATCTCCGCATCAACTAATCTTAAATGCTGTAAACTATATTTATATTTTAGAATCTTTTTGTTTAGTAAATAATATAAAACTATATTGGACAACATGGGATAGGCCAAGTTCTACCATAATGAAAGAACTGCTAAAGTTTGAAGATTTTAAATTAAAAAATTTTGTTTCTTTTTATACAGGTAAGGGAGTGGATCAAGGTAACATATTTATAAAAAATACTTGCAGTTTAGATCATGACTCTGAATTTAAAGATAGTATGCATTGGTCTTCTGGATCGGACTATTCTATTATAGACAATGTAAAGCAGCCTAAAATGGCTCATCCAGGAATTCATTTTCAATATCACGTAGCAGATTTTTTTTATAACTTACGCAATCAGGGAGATCATAAACAATGAAAGATCGTTATTTATCCAATTTGACAAAACTAAGACACTAAGATATACTAAATATATGGAACAATGGATGAACAACTATGCCTCTTGGGTGCTTGCTGTCAGTGGTGTGGCTGCAATTTATTTTGTTGGAAGAAAACAAATATGGGCATGGATTTGGGCTACCTGTAATGAGGCTATGTGGATATTTTATGCAGTAACAACCAAACAATATGGATTCGTGTTTGCTGCTGTTGCTTACTCGATTGTTTATATTAAGTCTTATTTTCATTGGAGGCAAGAAGAGTGATTAACAACAACTGTACTATTTGTAATCTAGATAAAGAATCCGAGTGGTTCTGGAATGCTCATCAAACAATGAGTGATGGAAAGGTGTGGTGCGTTAATGCCAAAAGATCCTAAGATAATGACTATGGACTGGCGTAGTCTTGGCTATTGGCCTGTATGGAAAAATGGAAAGAAAGTCTGGGTACCCAAAGATGAACAACTTAACAACAATTCAGAAGACTAGAATCCTACCATTACGATGGATAGGCAATTTTCTTGGTGGCTATGCTGGTAATCATTTAGTTAAGGCTATTGATTTAGATGAGTCTCTAGATAGTAATTTAGGATTTCGTTATAAATACCACGCAAAATGCTGGAAGTATCTTAATAAACCTTACGAGT